CAAATGCGGCCCACTGCGCCAGTGCCTGCTCGACGTTGCCTTGCGCGGCCACGGCCTTGGCGGACAGGCGGGCGCCGCGAATCTGCATCAGCGCCGCGCGCCATGCGTCGGCCTGCGCGATGATGTTGTCGCAAGCTGCGGGCGCTGCCATGCCGCTGGCGGCGGACCACGTAGCGACGCCGGCCGGGGCCTGCCCGGTGTAGCCGGCCGCCTTCCAGGCGCGGGCTCAGGCGGTCGATGCTCGCGCTTCTGTGGCGACGCCAAGGCTTCGGCCGGAAGCGGCGCGAGCATCACCTTGACCTTTGGGACCCTCACCGAGGCCGGCGACAAATTGAAGCGCCTCACGACCGTGCCGATCAGCAGCTTGACCGAGGGCACGGACTTCGAGGTCGACCTGACCTTGGCGCGGATCCGTTTTCTCACGGCGCAGAGCACCAACAGAACGCCGATCATCACCTGCAGCGCGATCACCGCCGACAGCTCGAGTGGGTCGAGCATTTGGACGCCGCTCGAGCAGCCGGTCAAATCGGGCTTCGGCCGGCTCGTGCTCTACGACACCACGACCGACAATCAGGTCGTCATCGATCACAAGGACTTCTCTTGCGACATTTCCGTCGACAGCGTTTCCGACATCGACGGCGAGAGCATTGTCGAGGTAACCCTGACCGTTACCGTTACCGCGGACATCGGTGTTTATGACGCTCGGAATCTCAACCGCAACGCCGGATTGTCCTACGGGACTTGACCGGGACATCGAAACCTCTTACACCAAGCCCGGCCGAGAAATTCGGTCGGGCTTTTTTCATGACTATGAACATCAAACTTCCTGCAAATTATATCGAACTTGCGGCCGCCACTCCTGGCGTTGCCGATTGGAAAGGGCGGATAATCGCCCACACACTCGACGGGCTCACTGGTGAAAAGCTCGTCGCGCAGATCAACAAGCTCGCGACCGGGACCGATGCCCAAAGGAAAGTGATCCGGTATCTGATGAGCGCCGGCGATGGGCCGGACCCGATTCAATCCCCGGCCAACAAGAAGGCCAACCCAACCCACATCAACTGACCTATGGAAAAGACCAAAGCGGAAGAAATTCTCAATGACGGGACCTGGATGGATGCAATCTTCCTGGATGCTTCGGCCATGAGCATCAAAGTGCGGAGGATACCGGCGCTGAAAATGTCGGTCCTTCAGCGTTGTGTCGGAGACGAGGCAAGAGAGCTTGCTTGCTACCTCGACAAGCCGGAAGCCTTCGTGCTGACCTTGACAGACGAGTCCGCGGTGAAGCTATTGACGGAGGGAAGGCGGCTAAATTTTCCGAACCTGGAGGGGTTTCTAAAGCGCCAAGCGGATCTGGCAAAGCTCTTCCAGGAAACAAGCGACGAAGACACAAAAGGCGTGGTCCGCGAGGCGGTGGCGGCAGCGATGAAGGGCCAGACCTGATCAAGATCTTCGACTTCCTGATCAGCCAGGGACATCGGGAAGCAGACCTCCAAGGATACTCCTACGAAAAAATCTACCACCTTTACCGGGCGGCGACCTTTCGCGTCGAATTGGACAAGGTCCGGAACCATCGCCGGCTTCTGGCGGCGGTGTCGGTAGGGGGCGGAAACCTCGCGAAGAAACCTGGGCAGGCATTGAGAAGGGAGATCGAGCGCCTCACTCAAGACGAGGAAAACTTGATTGCAGCAGAGTCCCCAGCTGGTTTAGTTAGCTCACTGGTCGCAAAGCTCAAAAGGAGCGGCGTCCCGTCGAGATAATGCCAAACGACACCGAAAACATTCAGTTGATCCTTGAAGCGGTCGATCAGGCCAGTGTCGCGATCGACAAGGTCAACAGAGCCCTTCGAAAAAACACCGAGCTGACAGACAAACAAAACGAGTCAGCCACCCGGAGCGATCAGATCCAGCAACGCTTGGGTAGGATCTACTCGGAAAACGAGAAGGTATTCCAGAGAGGTGCACTCGCGGCCGCAGCCTTCAGCGCCGCCTATGTCGCGATCGGGAAGAGCGCGATCAACGCGGCCGACGAAGCCAGCAAGCTCGGTCAAAGGATCGGTCTAACAACCGAGCAGACTTCGACCCTCATAGCGGCGGCCAACGAGGCCGACGTTTCGATCCAGGGGTTGCAGACAGCCTTCAAAGAGCAGGCGAAGGCGGCGGTCGAATCCACCAAGGCGAACACGGCCGGCGCGGAAGCCTACCGACAACTTGGCATCAGCGCCGAAGACACCCAGGGAAATCTGAAGGCACCCCTGGCGCTTTTCCTCGAGACCGCCGAAGCACTCTCGAAGGTCGAGGATGCCAACCTGAGGAGCGCGATCGCACAGAACATTTTCGGCCGGGGGGCGCTCGAGATCCTCCCACTGATCAAAGACGGGGCGGCTGGCATAACTGATCTGCAAGCCAGGTATAAATCCTTTGGCCTACAGATATCCACCGAGACGGGCAAACAAGCCGAGTCATTCAATGACCAGTTGAGCCAGTTGGGTGCGATCGCTCGAGGCGCTGCCCAGCAAACGGCGCTGGCACTCTTGCCGGCGCTCAGGTCGGTCAACGATTTCCTGATCAGCAACTCGAGGTCTGTCCAACTCACGATTCAGGCCTTCGCGGCGCTCGCCATAGGGGTGACAGTGGCGGCGACAGCCTTCAAGGCGCTGGCAATATCCGGACAGCTGGCAGCCTCAGCGCTTGGACTTGGGGCGGTTAAAGGCGCTCGAGACTTCGCGGCGGCCATCCAACTCGCGGCCGGGACATCTTTGGGACCGATCGTCATCGGTGTGGCAGCCGTGACCGCGGCGGTCTTGATCGGGGTGGAAGCTTGGAGAGCTTACACGGCAGCGAAGAAGGAAGCCGAGAGCGTTACCAGTCTGAACGAAGCGCAATTAGAATTCCGGAAGCGGATCGAGGATCAGATCGTCGTGCAACAGCGCCTTGGGCGGATCACCGTCGAAGAAGCCGACCGGATGGGCAAAGCGCTCGAGACAGCCTTCGAGAGCGGCAACGCCGAGCTGAAGGCCAGATCGATCGAGTCGGTTTCCCGGGCACTCCGAGAAGCCCAGGGAATCGCGTCGCAGGCCTCGACACAATCGGCCGGCACGATCGCCCTTGTGGATTCCCCAGAGCTGACCAAGGTCAAAACCGAGGCGGCGCTCACGGTGGTCCGGGCTGGGATCAAGCTCGAGGAAGCCGAGCGCCAGCGGACAGCGGCGACCGAAGACCGGGACCTTCAGGTCCAGCTCAGAAACCGACTGATCACGGTCGAACAATTCGAGGCCAAAAGACTCGAGATCACCGACCAGCGGCAGAAGGCGGAGATCGATGCGGCTCAAAAGGGATTCGATCTTGAAAGGTCCGCGCTGCAGGAACAGCAACGGCTTGCCGGCCAGCGGCTCAACACCCTGACGCCCCAGGAACGACTTGCGGATCCAGGGGCAGCCGATCGGTTGACCCAGCAAAAGGTGTCAATCGACGCCCAGATCGAGGCGCTCGAGACCGAGCACCAAGCCAGATTGCAGTCGATCCGGGCAGGGGCCGAAGCCACGACCGCGCAGATCGAACAGGAGGGAGTCGATCTAAGGCGGCAACGTCTGGCCCAGGAATCCCAACTTGCCAGCCAATCCTTGCAGACCTCAGCGGATATTCTCGAGGGGCAGGCCAAGCAAAAGGAGTCCGAGGCGCAACTGATCGACCTCTTGAACCGTCGGGCGGAGACGGAAGCGAGCGTGACCGAGAGCGCAAATCTCCGACTGGAAGCGGTGAAGCTTCAGCAGCAAGCCCAGATCGACGCTGAAAATGCGGCATTCGAGCAAAAGCGTGCACAGACCGAGCAGTCCCTTGCCTCGGAGTCTGAAAAGAATTTGCTGCTTGAGGAAGCCGAGCGGCTCCATCAGGAGAACCTCGCGACCATCCGGGAGCAAGCATCGGTGCGGCAACAGGAGATCGAGGCACAGAGCAGCGACAAAATCCTGGCGATCAAACAGCAGAACATCGAGAAGACGGCTTCCTTGTTCGGGAATCTGGCGAGCCTCACAGCCGACCAGAGCAAGAAAGGATTTAGCGCATTCAAGGCGTTTGCCAGCGCCGAGGCGTTGATCAACACCTATCGTGCAGTGCAATCGGTGATCGCGGGGATCACTGCCGGCACGGGCGGCTTTGGCTTCGCTCTGGCGATCGCGCAAGGAGCGGTGGCGCTTGCAACCGGATTGGCCAACGTGGCGAAGATCAACTCGATCGGGTTTGCGGAAGGCGGTCTTGTCCCAGGGGCACCCAGCCGCCGGGACAACCGGACGATCCGGGTAGCAACCGGGGAATACATCTTCGACTCGGAATCGGTCCGATGGGCTGGGCCGGCCTTCTTCGCTGATCTTCACGATCAGATCCGAAGGCGATCACTGGGCGGGATGCCGGCAACCTCGAGACCGCGGAACGTCTTCGGGTTTGCCGACGGTGGACTCGTCGGGGATGCTGCCGGCGTGGCTGACAGCGGGGCACAATCTCTGAGCGTGACGCTCGTCCAAGCCAACACCCGAAACGAGATCCGAGAGGTGATCGCGAAGGAAGGTCTGGCAATCATCGCCGGCGGATTGGAGCAACGGGGAAACACGGTCAACGTATGATCTATTATAGAGGCCAGCAACTTCCGATCCTCAGTAATGAACCGGACTGGCGGACGTCCATCAATTGCACGGAGGAGCATTCAACCGTTGTCCGGGAGACGATAGACACGAGCGAAGACCGGCTCGGAAGGAGACACCGGGCACGGTTCAAGCTGGATTTCTCGATTTCCGGAATGACCGACGACGAGACCGCGTTTCTCTTGGCGACCCTCGAGGGTGCGGGGGATCTTCCGTTCGGGGTGCCATTCTGGCAAGACACGGTGGACCTGACCGACGACGCACTGGAAGGCCAGCCATGGGTTGACGTCACCGACGCCACGAGCTCGCTTTTCGACGTGCTGGATTATGTGATAATCTGGGAGGATCACCGGACCTTCACGGTCTGCCGGCGCTTCTCGACCTCAGCCAATCAAATCATTCTGGCCAGCCCGTTAGATCGAGCCTATTCCGCCGGCGCAAGGGTTGCCCCGCTGGCCGTCGGAAAACTGGACATCCCGCAGATGGCAGCCGTGACCGACATCCATGGAACGTTTCAAGCGAGATTCACCGAAGCGTTTCTGACGGATGCACCGATGACTTGTTCAGTGATCGATGGAGTGGACGTTGAAGCAACCTATTTCTTCGAGTCCGAATGTGTTGGAGGCCTCCTGGTATGAGCTACAGCGACCCATATGAATTGCCTTTCGCCAATGGTGGGATCGAGATCATCCACGGTCCGGAGGCGGTCGGAAGTACCGTCGTGCAACAGTACCGGAAGCGATGGATCGCTTGGACATCGAGCGACGGGATCAGGTTCGACGAGTACGAAGAGGGGATGACCATCGGAGACGATGCGGGATCGCTCAATGGCTTGTTCACTGATGGGGAAAGGCCGACGCGGTTCAGCTGGTCTTTCGAGCAGGACGCACTTTATGCGATCGCATTCGAGGAAACTCCGGGATCCATCGTCTTGCGGAGATTCGTCTCCGGTGTGCCGACGGAATTCACGTGGGCGGGGATCAGTCCGGTTCTCTTTTACAACGGGATCTTGCAGCCGAACACGTCAGCCACCGACCTCGTGGCGCTCTATTTGAAGGAAGCCGGCACGAAGATTTATTGCCGGGTGCAACGGGAAAACTTCGGCACCGAGCATGAGCTCAACTCAGATCTGAACGTCGACCTCGCCCGACTGATCAAGACCGAAGGGCTGAACGTTGCCGGGAGTTGGTACCATTTTCTTTGGGCGGAAACCACGGACGCCAGGAGCGTTGTCTATCAGAGCCGAGCCTACCCTCCGCCATACCAACAGGAGGCCGACCAGATCACGCTAGGGGTTTCACTGAGCGGCGGAGAAACCTTCGCGCCGATTGTCGATGGGGACGATCAAAGCGATGCCATCAGCCTTGGGGTGAGTACCAGCGGCGGGGTTTACTTCGATACCATCATCGAGTCGAGCGCACAGGACAGAGCCAGTCTCAGCGTTGCGACGTCGGGAGGGGTTTACTTCGATACCATCGTCGAGGCCAGCAACCAGGACAGCATGAGCGCCACCGTCGCACTTGCGGGCGGGACTTATACCCTGAGAGCGATCAGCCAAGACGCCGACGATGACAAGATGAGCTTGTCAGTCGCACTTTCCGGTGGATCATACAGCCCATGACAGCAGCAAAGCCTTGCGACCGGAAGAAGCGGAAGCAACTCAACATCGGAATGCCGGCCGTCGGTATGGGCAACCGGGTGAAAGCCCAGGTCATCGAGCGCCGGCCGGGGCATCCGGACGAGGGCAAGGTGATCCATGAAACGGGTTGGACCCAAAACCTGATCCTCGACGCCGGAATGGACCGGCTCCCAACCACCAAGATTTGCGATCTTTTCACGCACGCGGTGGCCGGCACAGGAAACACCCCAACGTCGGACGACAGCGGCGCGGTCACCGCCACGACTAGCGGAACGACGTGCACGTCCAGCGGTGCCTTCTTCGCGGCCGGCGACGTTGGGAAACTCCTGAGATTCGACACCGGGGAAAAGGCCATGATCACGGCCTTCACCAGTACAACCCAAGTCACCCTTGCTTCATCCTTGGGAGTTACCGCGCAACTGTTCACACTCTACCGAGTGGGCCAAACGTCACTGGCGACCGAGGTCAAACGGTCGAACACCTACTTGACCGGGACGGGGAACACGGAGACCACAAGGAGCGGCTCCACCTTCACGCACCGCCGGACCTACGACTTCAGCGTCGAGACTGGGAACGTCAATTATTCTGAAATCGGATTTTCCCACACGGGGACGGTGGCGGCCAACATCAACACCCGGGCGCTTTTCAGCGGCGGCGCGGTGACCGTATTGACCGGCCAACAGCTCCGTGTCATTTACGATTTCCTCGTGACCGTCAGCCCGACAACTAGCACGGCAGTTGAACCGACAATCACAGGCTGGCCTTCCCTCTCTCAATCCGTAACGGCGGACAGCACGACCGACAAGATCACGCTGGCGAGCCACGGATTCAGCGCCGACCAAAAGGTCGTCCTGAGTGGGACGACACCACCGGGAGGATTGTCCTTCGCCACCACCTACTATGTCATCACGGACACCAGCAGCACCTTCAAGCTGGCGGCCACGCCGGGCGGCGGAGCGATCGACATCACCAGCAACGGGACGGCCGTCACGCTCGTGACCAGCACCCAGGCGCACGCGCAGATGACCAAGATCGGTTTGTCAGGCATCAACACGAGCACCGGAGCCACCCAGGCCCAGGACACCACCGGCGGCGGGGATAACTACTGCAACGAGCCGGTGGCAACAAGTTGCGGGATGGCAATCGGGACTGAGAGCACGGCTTTGCCAACGTGGCCAGATTCAAGCGCCGTGACGATCACCGTACCGACCGGGGGCACAAAGGGCAGCGGATCCCTCACGATCAGCCCGGCCTACGTCAACGGAAGCTTCAGCCTGACCAGGACGGCGACCTATGCGACGACAGAGGGCAACAGTTCGGCGATCCGGACGTTGAGCCTTATCGTGAGCACCTTTAACAGCCGGGCCGGCCTCGTTACCCGGTTCGATACCTTGCAGGAGAAGACTTCGAGCTTCACGCTCACAATCAATTGGACCTGGACTTGGGACCGCGTGTTTACATGATCGCGGGATGGCAACCTTTCTGGGGCGGCCTCTCTTAGACATCCGCCCAAACTTTGAGAATCCGAGAATCGGACAGCTCGACGACTTCCAGCTCCGAGGCGGGGAGGGGATCCTTACCCCGTGGAAGGAGACCACCACACTCAAGCGCAAGCTGAGCATTCCCTTTTTGTTCACGACGAAAGCGGAATGGCGAGAGCTTCGCGACTTCATTGCCGATCGCCGGGGAAACCTGGAAGGCTTTTGGATGCCCACATATATCACAAGTTATGTGAGCAGCACCCAGCAACAGGGGAGCACGCTGATAACCATCGAGCCGGTTGGGCTGGCCGACATCTTCACGGCTGACGAGCAATTCGCCTTTGTGGCTTTGATCAGCAAGACCGAGATCGAGCCCCTGGAAATTGCCAACGTTACCGTTGCGATGGATGGCAAGGAGGAACTGAACCTTGCCACCACAATTTCCGGAAGTTTCACGAGCCGGGACGTCTGTTGTCCGCTTCTCTACGTCCGACTTGCCGACGACGGTTTCAAGACGGAATGGATCACGGCCGAGGTGTCGAAGGTCACACTCACCCTGGTCGAGCTCCCGATGGAATATGCAACGGCGAGCAGTGGCAGCCGGCCTATCTACCTTTACGAATTCACCAAAGGCGGTGTGATCTGGCGAACGACAGACCACACGGAGTCGGTTATCGTCGGGGATGAAATCTGGACCCCTGAGAACATCAAGCACAGCTCCACGAGGGCGACTCTCAACATGCTGCCCGGGATCGGGACTCTCACCATCCGGACCGACAGCGCTGATCATCCGCTCAGGGACTACCTACAGAAGGAGACCGTTGAGAAAACGGATCTGAGAATCTTCCGCACGACGTTGGACGATCTGACCATCGATGAGAACGCGCCGCTTTTCACCGGTGAATGCGGGAAGGCAACCTTTGGAACAGCGGGGGAAATCAGTTTTCCAATGTCATCCAATTGGAGGATCGGCGAGGAATCCTTCCCCAGGAAGAAGGCGCAACGCACGTGCAACCATGAATTTTGCGACGTGAATTGTACCTTGAGCGAGGCGACTTTCACCATCGACGGGATCCTGACCGATCAGGACGACGCCTTTGTGGAGGCTTCTGAGTTCGGGGACGAAGCGATCGCGCAGGGTGACCCGCAATGGTTCGCGCTTGGAAAGGTCCGCCTCAACGGCGAGGTGCGGCAGGTGATGGGGCAGGTGGGGGACAAGCTTTACATCAACTGGCCCTTCAAGGCGGCGACTCTTGGGGACGACGTCCAAGCGGTGCCAGGGTGCAACAAGCGGCCGAGCCATTGCGAAACGCGCTATTCAAATATAGCCAACTCGACCATGTTTCCGCTGATGCCGAACAGCAACCCACAATTCCAGGCTCTGAAGGTACCGAAGAGCGGGGGAGGGAAGAAGGGATGAAATCATTCTTCGAGGACGAGCGACGCTTCAACGCGCTGCAGTCTGAAATCCAACGCTGGAAGGGGACGCCCAGCCGGCCGCACCAGGGACGGCCTGGGGTCGGAACTGATTGCGTCCGCTTCGTTCACGGTGTCCTGAAAAACATCGGTGCACTTCCGGAGATGGAATGGCCACCCTATGTGACCCGCGGAGGCGGCGAGCAGATGCTTCACCTTTGCCGGTCGACGATCTTGGGGCTTCGGGGAGTGACACCGATCTGGGCCGAAGGAGACAACGAAAGCCCGTTTCGGTTGATCCAACGTGGCGACTTCCTGCTTATCAGCACCGGGAAAGCACTTCATCACCTCGTGCTGGTTGAACAGCCGCCGACGGTCTGGCACTGTTTCAAAGAGGTCACAAGCGGATCGATGCACGATTCCGTTGTGGCGAACCATCTGAAAAACGTCTTTCGAATCTTGCACCATGGACGATAAAAACCTCCGCCGGTCGGTCCCGTTTGGGACGGTTGAACAGCGACAACCCAACCGAAAGTTTCTCCTTCAGGTGAAGGACTTCACCACCGCAGAGCAGGGGCCACCGATCCGGGTGATCTGGGGGACACAACGGGTTGCCGGAGTCTACTTCACGCCGATCTGGAACTTCAAAAGCGTGCCGATCAAGACGAAAGTCGGAAAGTGAACCATGGGCAGCCAAAACGTTACCACCGGTTACAACTACTTTGGGAGCGCCGCCCAGTTTGTGGGCATCGGACCAATTGACATCCTTCACCAGATTAAGAACGGGGACACGGTGATATGGACCGGACCGATCTTTCGGACGACCGCCATGGATGGGCTTGGCAAGACCGTACTTCAGACTTCCATCGGTCGGATCCGATTCTACTGGGGGACAGAAACGCAGGCGCAGGACGATTTGATCCAGGCGCTCGTGATCAACCAGGGCAACGGAGCCGGCACGGTCCCGACTCCGAAGTTCAAACGGGTGGCTTATGCCATCCTCGACAATTGCGCCTTCGGTGGACAGACCACACCGCCGACGCTCCTTTTCGAAGTGTCCCGTTTTGGGTCGACATTCGATTGCAACGACCGGGTGACGCGGGCGAGCGTTGACTCCGGGGGCACCGGTTATACAAGTGCCCCGGCCGTGACCTTCAGCGGGGGCGGCGGCACGGGAGCGGCGGCCACGGCGACCATACGAAACGGAGTTGTCAGGACCATAACCATCACGGACGGCGGGACCGGTTACACGAGCGACCCAACAATCGGCTTCGTTGGGGGCGGAGGATCAGGAGCCAGCGCGACGGCCTACCGATTCCGGGAATTGTCTGGCGATTGCATTCTCCCCGAAGCTCTTTATGAGATGCTCACGGACACCTTCTACGGGATGGGGATCGACACCAATCAGATGAATTTCGACGAGTTCGCGGCCGCTTGCGCTCAGATCGTCACGGAAGATCTGGGACTTAGCTTCTCGATCGACGACGAGACCCAGGTGAGAGCCTTGATCGGAAAGCTCCTTCCCTATATCGACGCCGGGTTTAACGAGTCCAACGGGCTGATCGGGATCCGACTCCTGAGACCGGAAGACACCACGGGGATCGAAGAGCTCACCGACTCGGACTTCCTTGATGAGCCAACTTGCGTCAATGAGATGTTCGAGGGGACAGGTACCAACATCCGACTGACATTCACGGAGCGGGAAAACGAATACGAGACGGCGGTCGAACCGTTCAACGCCACGTTTCTCACCGAGGTCCGCGGCCGGCCAATCGACAAGGAAGTCCGCTTCCCATATATCAGCCGTCGATCCGTTGCCAAGGCGGTTGCGAAACGAGTGGGCCTCAGGACGGCTCTGCCGGTCGTCTCCTGGTCGGCCAAGCTGAAGCCTTCCAGGTCTGACCTGATCCCGGGACAGTTGGTCAAGATGACGGTGGCAAAGCTCGGGATTTCCCAGCAGGTTTGCCGGATCGAGACAGTTAGCGTTGGAGGTTCGGACAATCCAGATGTTGACGTGACCATGGTCGTCGAACGCACCCGGGACACGTCGAATGATTACGAGATACCGACGGATTTCTGGGCGACCCCGGCGACCTTGGACACCGCAGGCGGAGGTGACTTCGAAGTGACGAGTTGCACCCCAAGACTTGGGGTCCTCCCATCTGGATTGCTGGACGGGGCGGCCGACGGGATCCTGGTTGCCTTCGACAACGGCGACCAGCTGAACCGGCGAGCATCGATCGGGTGGACTTGGGACGAGGCGCTTAAGGAATACGCCGAACTCGAAGACACCAACGCATCCACGATCCACGGGATTGTGATCGGGTGGGAACGCAGCGGGATTTCCAATTGGATCTTGCGGGTGAAATTCGACAACACCGACGACGTGGACACCTTCGCGGCAGCCGGCAACAGCGCCACGGAATTTCACTTTGTGACCGGTCGAAGAAACGTGAAGCTCGGGTCGCCAACGGTGGACACTCACGAACTCGAGTTGATCTGGGGGACCAAGGTCGAAAGCGGATATTTTGCGGCAGCCGGAGAATTGACCTACGACATCGAGGTGACAAGCGGGTCATTCAGCGGGCAGGAGATCAGCGAAGAGACCGAAGGAACCGGAGCCCAGAGCCCGACTGAGCACATCTATTTTGGCAGGCTCGAAGACTTCCAGATCTTCACGGGAAACACCATTCACTGGCGTGATCCGATCGCCAACGCGCCGATCGATCCCAGCACTGGAACAAGCCCGGACACGGACTTAAAGCGCTATGTGAAGGTGGCGATGGCCAACCACATCAACGCGCAGGAATTCTCAGACGTCGATCCCTGCACGTTCGACAGCGACGACACCACAATGAGTCCAGAAGGGACCTATGATCCCGACTGGGGGGTGAGGGCTTACTCAATGGCCGAGCTTGCGGACTGGGCGCTCGGGCAGTACTTCCTCGACACCACCGCGAGCCTTTACCCGGACGCCGAAGATCTGGACGACGCGGGCGGGGCAGTGTATGACGGCGACGAAACGTCGGACCAGCTGACCTTGTTCGAGCCGTTAGACAAGGCGACCGGTAGGATGTTCGACAACAACAACAACATTTACGCAGACAACCCATGAAAAAGATCATCACCGCTTGCTTCCTCCTTCTGGCCATCGTGACCACCTTCCAGGCGGCCGACGTGAAACTGATTTGGGAGGCACCCCTTGGCACTCCGACGCCGACTCTCGAGACCCTCCGCTATCGGATTTACATGGGCAAGGACGGCGGACCGATCACCAACGCTTTGCTGACCACCACCAACCTTTCCGCCACCATCACGAACATGGCACCGGGAAATTATCAGCTCTTTGTGAAGGGGGTGAACATCTGGGACAAAGAGAGCTTGCCCAGCAATATCTTGAGCTTGCCGGACGACGTCGAGCCAGGGATCCCGACCAAGTTCACCGCGACGGTCGAGGTCAAAGGCGTGATAACCATCACGGTCAAGTGACGACGCAAGGCGCTCTCCTGATCCTCACCCTCGCTTTGGCCGGCGAGGGTTTCCGCTTTCGGGCCAGATGGACTCCGTCCAATTCCGCAACCAACCAGCAGTTGACGCCAATCACTTACCGGCTAAAGATCCGAACAGATGGACAGGTGAAAATTTTGGGTGAGACCACCGGAACCAACTTCCTCGCGGAAGGCGTGGCGGCCGGGACTCATGAAGTCTTCGCAACAGCCGTTTCGGCCACTGGCGAAGAGAGCGACCCCAGCAACGTTGTCACCATCTCACCGAGTGATACATTGCCAGAGGCTCCCAGAATGCTGAGACTCGCGAAATGAAACTGACCGACATCATTCATCAAATCGGCGATCGCGTTAGAATCTCCGCCAGGGTTACAGCGTTGACGGGTGGGACATCGGCCGTTGACTCCATTGTCGTGACCGACGGCGGGAGCGGCTACACCTCAGCCCCAACAGTCAACTTTGCTGGCGGCGGCGGTGGAAGCGGGGCCGCGGCGACCGCAACCATCCAAGGCGGCGTCGTTGTCTCGGTCACGGTTACCAACGCGGGGAGCGGTTACACCTCGACGCCGACGATCAGCTTTTCCAGCGGCGGAGGCACCGGAGCGGCGGCAACCGCGCAGATGTTGGGAACGAGCTTGGACGCGATCAGGACGACGGGAATCAGCGTTTCCTATCCGCTCATGGCGTTCATTTTCGTCAGCGGGGTGTTGAACGTCTACCGTCTCCGGAGCGGCACCGACAGCGAAAGCAGCCCATACATTATCCGTCCGGATGACTATGCGGGGACAACCAATGAAAAGGTTTGGGAACTGATCGGGCTTTATTCCAGGCGAGGACCTCAACCGATTAAGACACTGACTTACGCGGCAAGCGTTGACCTCGATTTCACGGACACGGAGCAGAGGGATCTGGCACTGACCGGCAACGTGACGTTCACCACATCAAACAAGTCTTCAGGAATGGCGATGGAGATCCGGATCACGAGCGACGGGTCGAGCCGAAACTTCACGTTCCCCAGCTGGAAATTCGTCGGGGCGGCAGCGCCGGCGAGCATAGCGGCAAATAAGACCGCTCGACTGCAACTCCGTTGCTACGGTACGGCCGACACCGACGTCGTGGCGCGATACCTGGTTGAACCATGAAAAACTTTCTGAGACGATTTCTGAAAGGTGACCATGCCACAACTGCCGGAGTTTTCGGAGCCGGAGGCGTTCGAAGGGACGCTGACGGAACAACAGATCGAGGGGCTCGACAAGGGCCAACTAAAGACGGCGCTGATGCTCAGCCAACTGAGCCAAGCGGGGGACTTCGCAATAAGCTGGACACGAATTCTTGCCGAGCACTCGCGGAAACAAGATTCGGAATTGGAGGCGATACAGCTCAAGCTGGCGGCTCTGGAGTCGGAGATTGCCCGGCTTCGGTGGGTGGTCCAACTTGCCCAATGGCTGGCGGGTGTCTGTTGCGCGGCGGCCTTGGTCGAGATTGTGCGGCGCATCATGAAGGCTGGAGCCTAGAAAAGGCGCATCAGCGAATCATGGAAGATGGGGACGTCAAGTTCACGATCATCAAACTGAGCTTTCCCGATGGAGGAAAGCGGACCCTCTACCATGCGTTTCTGAAAAACTTCACCAACGAGGAGCTTCATGCCGAATGATCTTTTTGACCTTTGGGGTTGGTTTGGCCGGAAAAAGCAAATCACGATCACGATCGTCCTGGATCCCGGCCGCCAGGACACGCTGATCAAAAACAACGACATCATGGAAATCAAACTTGAGAGACCAATCAAACCCGGCTTCCGCCGGAAGTTCAAAATCAAGTCCGACGAGCCTTTGGACAAAGGCGAGAACGGGCACTTCCTCCAATTCGAAACGGTGAAGGGATCGGCACGGACTCCGACGATTGACCAGGAGTCCGAAACGGAAAGCGTCATTTGGCTTTACGGGGACGGGGCGATCGGACAAAACCAAGTCCTGGTGACCGCGGACGGGCACGTCGGAGACGGAAAAGCGGTGATTCAACTTCTGGTGATCTGGGATGTTCTCCATCCCGACGCCACCGAGCTCACGGGCGAAGTGCTTGCCTTCCCCGATGAAGCCATTCCGTCCGAGCAGCCGGGCGAGCAGCCGGCACAATAAAAGGATTTCCGCCGGGGGTAACGGCGGGAAGGGGACAAGCAGTCGGTGGGTTCGAGGCCGGAGGGAAACCTCCGGCCTTTTTGGTTTCCAAGCTAAGGCCGGGACGGATACAAGGTGGGGATGCAAATCAAACCGAACTTGATCCTCGAGCGGAGCAATCGATTCCTTCTCTTTTGGATGGCCTACATCCCTTGTCTGATGCTGGCCATCGGTTGCGCGACGACCGATCCCGTCACTGGCCAAAAGGTTTATGACCCTTACAAGACGGAAGCCGTCGAGCAGGCGATCATCCCCGCGGCTTCCTCCGCGGTCCGGAGGGTGATCAATTCCAATCCGAGCAAGCGGGAAGAAATCGCGAAAGCCTTCCTGGCAGCCGGCGCGGTCTTTCGTCGCATGGTGACCGAAAAGAAGTTCAGCCCGATCTTCCTCGCGCAGGCCTTGGACGAGGTGATCACCATCAGAAACGACACCGTGCTAGACCTGAAAAATGCGGCGGTTGCTCTATGGGCCATTTACTACGGACAGAGGGGATCGGCCGAGTTGCCGGAAGATCAATGGGTGATTCACGTGGCCAACGTGTTCGCCACCGGAATCGAGCGAGGCCTTCACGACGCCGGCTTATGAATGAGAACCTTGAACTCACCCCAGATCAGGCGCTCACGGCAGCCAAGACCGTGATCGCTTGCCTCACACCGGTGATCGTCTGGCTCGCCAAGACGGTTTCTCCGAAGGTCCCCAGGGGCCTTCTGCCGGCGATGACTCCTTTGATCGGGATTGCCTTCGGATATATGCTCAACTCGATCGGATTCACCTCGCTCAACTGGACCGACGCGGCGGTGAGTGGAGCGCTTGGGGTCTTCGTCCGGGAAGCCTGGGATCAGAATGTCCGAATGAAGGACACTCGGGATCAAGACAGGGAATAATTCTCGAAAAACAATTTGCTTTCGTGCGGGATCGAAACGACATTCCGCCAGCGGTTGGGATAGTCCGGCCGTGAAACGACAACGACAACGACGACGAGGAATCTTATGACCCAAGGACGACAGAAAACCACGACCCTTTATCACTCCGGACTTTGCCAGATGGGTCCGGTGATCGCTCACGTCAAAGTGGGCACGCGAGAGAGCAACTTTCCCAACCGCCCAAAGTATGCAATCCTCGTGATCGATGGGGTCGAGTATAGCTATCAATGCGACAGTCAATCGGCCGAAGAATTCTTCCGATCGACCCAAGGCCGGACAATGGAGATCCGAGGGGGCGGCCGTGATGCTGACAGCTTCATCGAATACCTTGGAGACGTGAACGGAGCCAATACTCCGCCCGCGCCCGCACCGGTCCAGCGTACTGCCCCGCCTCCGCCCGCACCGGTCCAGCGTACTGCCCCGCCTCCGCCCGCACCGGTCCAGCGTACTGCCCCGCCCCCACCGGCACCGGTCCAGCGTACTGCCCCGCCTCCGCCTCCGCCCGCGCCGGCACCGGCCACCCAGGTGCGGAAATCGCCACCACCCGAGAGCAAGGAGGAAGCCTTGAAGAAGATGAAGGTGGAGGCCATGAAGCTCAGCAACATTTACCAAGTGGCATGGTCGGCCGCCCAGCACGCTAGGAAGATGATCAAGGAGCAACGCGACGAGAGTGTGAACGAAGACCAGTTGCAAGCGGCGGTTGCTTCAATCTTCATTCAGCTCACTCGCGACGGATGGCAATCGCGAATCCCAGCCCGGATCATCCCGATCGGTGAACCTCCGCAGGATTCACCCGACGAGGCGGCGACCAATGGAGCCAGCCGGGCGGAAGACGAGGTGGGAGAGAACGGCCAGGAACCTCCGGACGACGTCCAAGTCTGATCTTGGACAGCGTTGACAATCGATGATACTTTCCAGCCCGGTCACCGAAGACGGTGGCCGGGCACCCAAAACGATTATGATCACGAAAATTGATTTAGAGCACGTCAAAGGACTTTCCCGATCTTTCCAGCTGGAACCGATCACGCGGATCGTAGGACCAAACTTCAGCGGCAAGACAGCGATCGCGGATGCAATCGCGATTGCCTTGCTCGGATATTCACCCAGGCTTGGCAAGCCAGTGCGCGACACCATGGGGATTGCGAGCGACAAAAAAATGAGGATTACCGCCGAGTTTAGCAATGAGACCCAGATCACGCGGTCCTTCGAGACAGTGGGCCAGTCCGTAAAATCAACGTCGGAGCCTGATCTTCAGATGTCGGAGCCGATGCTTTTGGACATTCGGGAATGGTTCGCGATGACGAAGGCGGCGCGGGCGGATTATATCAACCGCAACGCGGCGGCCGGCTTCAGCTTCAAGTCGGTCACCGACGCCTTTGATGGGATCCGTGAGCAGCAACTTCAAACGATCTATGACGATCCCAAGTTGGTCGATGCGGCCAAGACGTTGGTCGATACATCCGCCCAGCGAATCCAGGCGCTAATCGAATCGGCAGAACAGGAAGGCGCGGAACCGACTGACGTCATCGACGCTTGCCTGGAAGAGTGGAAGACCAAGGCGGACCATGCCCAGGCAACGGTTGATCGGTGCAAAGGCCTGATTCAGGGGCAGGCAGCAAACTCTGCTGAAGGCAGCCAGGGAGCCGATCGATCCCAACAGATCGCCGAAGTAAACAAGCAGTTGACCGCGCTCGAGGTCGAGCTAGGGACAATCGAGGCCGAAGAAGCCCAACGTGTGGAGGCGGCAAAGGAATTGCAAACGGTCGAGGCCGAGCTAGCGAAACTTCCCCATGATCGCCTTGCCTCGAGCACGGTGGATTTGCAAGCGCTCAACAGAATTGTGCAGACGTACAAGGATGAGGAAAACCAGCGCTTCATGCACCTTCAGCCCGATCCTTGCCGGCTCCCCAGAGAAGTTCAGGCGGCGAAGCTAGATGCCGAAAGGAAACTGGCGGCGATCGATCAGCGGATCAAGTCGGAGACGGCCGCAGTCGACAAGGCGATGGCTGATCTTGATACATTCGAGCACGGCCTAGTGAAGTCGGCCAAGGCTTGTGAGCATTGCGGAGCGGCTCCCGAGCACTGGACAAAGGTCGATCACCAAAAGATCCGGCTTGCTGAACTCCGCGCTGCAGTGCGGACGGCAAAGGAGACATTGGAGGCATCCCAGGCGGAAAAAGGAAAGCTGAAGTCGACTCTGGATTCTGCCCAGGCGGAACTCGACAAAGCGCAGGCGAGTGTCGACGCGGCGCTTCTGAAGAAATCGGCCTTTGAAGAAGCGTGCCACAAGATGGAATCACTGATGGCGCTTAGAAAGGACCATGACGAGAAGGTCATCCGTCGAGCCGGGCTCGTGGGGAAGATCGATCGGATCGGCAAGCCTGGGAATCTCGAGGGCACCATCAAGGCCAAGATCGATCGACGGGTTGCATTGACAGCCGAGCTTAAAAAGCTGGACCAGGAAAACCGCCGATTCCTGATGGAGCGGGGCAAGCTCGAGCAATCGGCCGCCGCTCGCCAGCAAGTTGCGATCGCGGAACTGGAAGTCGCTTTGCTCAAGCTTTTCATCAAGACGATGAAGGCTTTCCTGGAATCCCAGGCACAATCCAGGATCAGGGAGTTTTGCGACCGTATCAGCCAATTCACGAAGGGGATTTTGCCCGGCGAGCGGATCGAGGCGAAGCAAGGAGAGATCGGATACTATTCTCCCAAGACTGGGAAATGGGTGAGCCACGAATGCATGAGCGGGGCCGAGAAGGCTTTGGTCTATATCGGGCTTGGCATCGCGGCAGCCGGCAACCAGAGCCAGCAACGGGTGATTGTGCTGGATGAGATGGGGATCCTCGATCAAGCGGTTGAAGCGAAGGTCTGGCTTCGCATGGCGGATCTTCAGTCTGAAAAGGTGATCGACCAGTTTATCGGAATAACCAGCCGGCCGATCACTCCTTTCGTTGACCATACCATTTGGCTATGACCAAGCGACGACCATCAAAGCGGCGGCTCGAGGCACAGCGCCGGCGGCAAAACGATCCCTTATTCGGGATGAGCTCGAAGGCCTTCAAGGCGGCAACGTCGGAGGCGGAGGCAAGAATCACCGGATACAAAGCCAAGAAATTTGGCGGGGCCATGAAGTACCGGCGCAGGCCTCCGGAAAAGTCTCCGGACCAGTTTGACCCGGAGTGGAATCCGGGCGAGATTTGAGGCACGACAACGACCAGGAGAAAGACAGCGACATGGAAAATGAATTGACCCCAACCCAACAGGCAATCGTCGACGCGACCGATCGCAACATCATCGTGAGCGCCGCGGCTGGATCCGGAAAGACTCGGGTCCTGACAACGCGAATTTGTCCAAGATTCAAGGAAGGCCATACCGACCCGATGGCGCTCCCCGGTGCGATCGTCATCACCTACACGAACGAAGCAGCCGCGATGCTCAAGCGCCGATTGCAGCACGCGCCGAGGTTTATCCGATTCATCGGAACGATTCACGCCTTCGCGAAGTACGTGATTCAATGCAGCAGTGGACGGCTTATCTCAGTACTCACCGAGGACGAAAGCGTCGAGGCGATCAAATCGATGAGCGCTTCGAACATGATGAAGGTCCCGATCGGGGTGATCCGGAAGATCGCGGCCGGGCGGTCGATCGATGACAAGCCAGAATTCAAGTTGCTCGAGCGGATCTGGAAACAGAAGCAACGGGCCGACCGCCGCTACTCCTTCGCGGAACTGGTATCGGAAGCGACTGAGACCATGAAGGCGGTGCAATTGCCTCGTGGGTTCTTCTCGGACGACGTTTTGTTTGTCGACGAATTCCAGGACGTGACCCCGGAAACCGTGGCCTTCCTCGAATCCTTGGACGTGATGGGGCGCTTTTTCGTTGGGGACCCCAACCAATCAATCTACGGCTTCATCGGTGGGGATCCGTCCCACATGATCCGGATCGCCGGCGGGCCGGCCGATGAGGTGGACCCCTTGAAGGTGTTCACTCATTACAAAATGGAGGAAACCTTCCGATGCGACCGGACGATCACGCTGATTGCAAACTTCATCATCCGAACTCTTCCGAGCACTGGCTTCCAGATCCGGAGCATGCGGCCGGATGACGGCAAGGGAGACGTGGGCTTCCATCAGTCGGAGACCACGGGGGAAGAGATCGCTTTGAATCTCGGACGGATCAATCCCAACAAGACCGGGATCAGCTACAACGACACCGCGGTGATCTGCCGAACTAACGCGCTTTGCGATGCGGTGGAATCCGTCGCGAAGGGGCTGGGGATCCCGATCAAGAAACGAGCCGTCCGCCGGCAATGGCATCCGGCGATCGCCGCCCTTTTGTCGGGGATCGTCTACCGGTACGAGGAATGGGCACAGCGCGAAGTCGCCAAGCTAGTACTTGGGGAGACCGCGGCGCAAGCCGGTTACCTCGAAGCATTGAGTGAAGGCAGGTCATACGTCTGGCGGCCGAACATGGAGAATCTGAACGGAGTCGAAGAGGTGATCGACTATGCAGCCAGGGTCGAATTTTCCCACCAGGACAAACCCTCCGCTGAGGAATGGGAAGCCGTCCGAAAGCTCTGCCGTGATCACTTGGTTGACCAAGCAATCGATCTGCTTTTCCTTCTCAAATCCGGCCGGCACACCGAAGAGATCGACGACGGCGAGGGGCTGACGATTTGCACGATCCATGCAGCCAAGGGGCTCGAGTGGGAACAAGTCTGGATGCCGGGCTTGTGTGATGCCTATTGGCGCGGGGCTCCGGATGAAACGCGCCGGCTGCTTTATGTGGGGATCACTCGAGCCAAGCGGATTGCTCTGCTGACGTGGTCACTGATGGCGACGGTCCAGAATTTCGGAGCCAAGGAACCGAAGCCGACGGATCCGATCCTTCCGATTCAGGAACTGATCGACAACATGATCCTGACCTTCGACACGTACGAATGAGGCTGTGAAGATCCGGTGCATAACCGGGAAGATGAGGTGACCAAGATTTGCTTCAGAACCAACCCCGGGGAGGGGATAAGATGGAACCAATGAGAATTTCCGAGGCCATCCGATGGCAAGCCAGTCTGATCGTCGTCGACACCGTACTGGCCAGGGTGATCGGCTTAAACGAGGCGATCCTCCTTTGCCGGATCCTTTGGGCACAGCCCGACCGATCGACGTGGATCATCAAGTCACAGGCGGACTTCGAGCGCGAAACGAGCCTAAGTCCCGACATCCAGCGCCGGGCGATCGGGAAGCTCAAAGCCAGGGGACTGATCGAGGTCAAAACCAAGCGCTTCGAACACGTGACCTTGTATCGCGTTGATTGTGATGCTCTTGAAAGTCTGAGGGGCGAGATTGAAGATCTGGTGGGGGCTTCGCGTTTCGCGAACTCGGAAAACCTCACTTCGGGAACTGGTGAAACCTCACTTCGCGAGGTGGGAAAACCTGAGGTCGCGAACTCGGGAAACACAACTTCGCCATATCAAGGAGAATGGCAGCCGGTAACCGGTAACCAGGAGACAGAAGAGGAAGCCTCACCAATATGTGAAACTGACGTTTCACGGCATCCCGGGGGGAAGTCCTTTCCAAAGGTACCGCCACCGATCGAAAAGGCGTGGTCGTCGTCCCGGTCGCTACCCGCCGGGGCGATCGCTCAGGACGATTCAGCCCCCCGGGGGGGCCACTCTGAGACCGACCCGGGGGTCAAAACGCCGCCTAGGCCTAAGCCCAGCGCAAATCCGGCAGGAAAAAACGCGGATGCGAAGTCCGGAAAAGCCTTTTTTGAGTTTGCCCGGGACGAAGTCATAAGCGCCTGGAACATTTTCGCGGAGTCCCATGGGCTCCCGAAGGTCATAGCGCGATCGCCGGAACGGCTCCGGATCTTGACCGCCAGGGTGAAGGATTCGTTTTGGTTCGAGAATTTCCGGGGGGCACTCGACCAGCTGGCCGGCGAAAGCTGGTATCTGGGCCAGAATGATCGGGGATGGCGGGCAGATTTTGACTGGTTTATCCGGCCGAAACAGGTCGCGATGCTGATCGAGCGCCGGGAAGCGGCAGCCGCCAGGGCCAAGAGCGGCGAGACGGCGGCGGCGGCGACCGCCGGGCCCGGCGTGCAAACCGTCAAACGGCAGGAGACCGACGAAGAGATCCTCCGGAAGGTTCTGGGATGAGATCGATCCGATCCAATCCGACCTTGTTCGAACTCCCGGAGCCTGACCGGAATAAGGTCGCGATCCGGAAGGCGGCGGTGAGGTCCATCAAGGAGACTCACTTCATCTTCACCCATTGCTCGCCCCAGATGCCACGGCGTGAACGTTGGATTGCAATCAAGTTTCCGGATGCCCGGACTCTCGAAAACGGCTGGGAAGAAATCATGAGCCATATCAGGCGGTACGAAGAAAGCGATCTGATCGGCTACGGTCCGACGGAAGCCGAGGCCATCCGCTCTTGTGCCACGAATGCCGGCTTGCGGATCGAACTCTAAGACAGCACCCTCCACGAAAAGGAACACCATGGAAACCGCGATTGACTTAGACGCCATTTTGAAAGCGGCCAAGCCCGGCCAGGAAATCAAACTTTCCTCCGGCCTCCACGTCACGAACTCAATGACCGCTTATCCGGTCGAAGGCGAGACGGGCGAGATCTTGAAGGCAGGCTGCAAACTGATCGGGTCCAATGAAGGCCGGACGGTCATCACAAACACGCGGACCAATCCCACAAACTCGATCAACGTGATCACTGGGGAAGGCAACAACGTCGTGCAAAACCTCGAGGTGTGCGGAGGCGCTCCGGGTCGCGACGCGGATTTGCGGGTGAAGATCAACCTCGTGTATCTGACGGGCGACCGCAACGTGATCGACGGGGTGAGAGGCTTCCAGCAGTACGGAACATTGAAGGGCATGAAGGAAAGCTTCGGACTTGCGGCCAACGGAAATCAAAGCCAGATCAGCAACAGCTCGATCGATGAGGCGCATGGCACCTATATAACCGCGATCCAGGCGGCCAGAATTTCCAATTGCAACGTTCGATTCCAGCGTGACCTATGGAATACGACCCCCCGCTTCCTGGCCGCCTATAACGTGGGCGACACCGAAAAGGGAGTTGTAGAAAACAGCGTTTCATGGTGGGCAACGTCCCACATTTATCGGGACTGGCGAATCACGAAAGATCTGACCGTGAGAGACACGCAGGCCTTTGGGTGCCAGCACGGGCTTTGCATCCGGGTGCAACCGGATCCGGAGAAGCCGGAAACGTCACAGACTTCCGGGGCGGTCGACCTTTTGCGCTTCACGAACAACCGGATTCTGTTGGATCCAGCAGCTCTCGAAGTTGCCGGGGTTCAGATCGAGCACACGGTGATTGAAAAAGCGGAGGTCGAAGTCACAAGCGGATTCGTCAACGACGTGATGATCCTAGAGAATATCTTCGACTTCATGCCCGGCCAACGAAGGACGACGTCGGCGCACGCGGTGAACATCGCCAGCCGGGTGGCACCCACAAAGCGGACCGAGACCCTGGGGGTGAACCGTTTCAGATTCCTGGGGAACATGACCCACCCGGATCTTGAGTTCAGAAACTACAACGGGAACGCGGACGCGGACGGCCATATCGTCGTGCCGATCAAGTGGAAGAATTGAAGACGGCCGCTTGACTTTCCTCCAATCGGGGCGACAGTCCCGATCACGATCACGACCATGAAGAAAGATCCGACCGAATTAGACCAGCAGTTGGCTGAGCAAGATCAGACTGAGAAGGCTTTGATTGGCGGGATATTCCAGGCGATCAACCCGCACACCGAGCTTTCCGAGGTGGCCGAGACAATCCGGGTTGAAGACCTTCGATCGATCCAGGCAAAGGCCTGCTTTCAGACCATGCTGGAAATGGTCGACGCTGGGATCCCGATCAACATGATCACTTTCGCGACTCGGGTGAAGGAGAACGGGCAGGATCGATTCATCGGCGGGACAAGCTCCAAGGTCTTGGAGTACGTTGACCAGTGTCTCGAGGTGGCGATCATCCCGTCGATATCCGCCCCCATGGTCTTGGAGAACACCCGGCGCAGGAGACTGGCGATCGCCGGTCGTTGGCTGATCCAGGCGAGCGAAGACATGCGGACATCCCCCGACGACAGTCTGGCGGAAGCCGAGCGGCTCATAAGCTCCCACCAGCAAGGCAGAATCCGGGTCTTCACTCAGTCCGAAGCCGTGAGAGCCTGCCAGGAGGATTTAGAGCGACGGATTGCCAACGTGGGAAAGCTCCAAGGGATACCGACCGGTTTCACGGATCTGGATTGGCGACTTGATGGACTGCAGCGCGGAGAAATGACGATCATTGGAGCCCGGCCAAGCCAGGGCAAAACCGCGATCGGAATCAATATCCTCGAGCACGCTTGCTTCCGTGAAAGGGTCCCGAGTCTCTTTGTCTCCCTCGAGATGAGCAAGGCGGCGATCCTCCGGAGAATGTCGTCTTCTGTTTGTGACATCAGCCTGACGTCGCTCCGAAGCGGGCGGCTCGACGAAATCGAGATGACCAACCTTGCCGGATTCATGGTCGAGGCAAACCGGATGCCGGCTTGGTGGATCGAGGCGATCGGCGGGATCACCGACGTCTTCCGGTTGGGTGCGACCATTCGGACCTATTGCGAGCGCCACAAGATCCAACTCGTGATTGTCGACTATCTGCAAAAGCTTTCAGCCGCCGGGTCGTTCGAAAAAAAGACGTATGAGATCGGCGCAGTCTCCACGGCTCTGAAGGGGCTCGCCGTGAGAACCGGCGCGGCCTTCCTCGTGCTGGCCCAGTTGAATCGCGACAGCACAAAGAGCGGAGACAATGTTCCCCAGGCGCATCAGCTGGGGGACAGCAAACAGATTGAACAGGACGCGGACACCATTGTCTTGATCCACCGACTCCTGGCAGATCCAAACTATCAGCCAAGGTTGATCATCGCAAAGCAACGCGACGGGGACGTCGGGGTAGTCCACGTGGATTGGGACGGCAGCCGCGGCCGGTTCAAAACGCACCGAGTAAACAACCAAGACGGAAATTGATATGCCAAAAGCCAAAACCACGAAGATCCTACTGGACGAAGCCAAGAGCCTGTTCTTAGAGCGGGCCGCCGAGCTTTGGAAAACTCACTCTGCCTCGATTCTCAAAATCATCGAAGACAGCGAGGGTCGGAAGATGAACGTCGCCTTCTCGTGCATGATGGACTTTTCCGAAAGTGTGGCCGGGGTCGATACCAGGATCAGCTTCTCGGAGACCGTCACCGACAAGCGTCACGACGACATCGACGACGGCTCCCAACTGAACATCCCGGGCACGAGTCGCGAAGAGCTGAAGGGCTCCAAGAAGAAGAAGGGGTCCGAGGAAGAAGAGGACGAGATACCGGGCGACAAGTGACCCGAAACGGAAAGGACGCCGTGAAGATTCCCGCACTGATTGAATGGGTGAAACGAATTGCGCGACCGTGGCGAAGAGTGGAAGACCTTCCTGATGAGATCAGGATCGAGGTCAACACCATCGAAGAGAAGGCCGGCCGGGTGCCATCCCGAGCAATGCAGGAAGCCTTCATGATCAGCTCGACCGAGGTATCATTCATCTGTCAGTGCGGGAAGACCTGGATCGCCGAGCGAAGCTTGCGGGGGGCAATGCTCGATTCGGTATTGGAACACCGGGCGCAGTGGGTCGAGAAAGACTTCGACTTTCTACCGGTCGACGTGCTGAACCTTGGAATTTGGAGGGGGGAACCGTACGTTGTGGGGTGTCGTTGTGTCTTCGAGGACATGCTGGAAGTCGAAGACTTTTTGAAGGGTAACCATCAGCAGTGTCTGGAATACTTGACCTATGGATCTGAAGAAAACTTTCCCAGGCGTTAGAATCCTGGAAGCCAATCTGAAGCTTGTCGCCGATCATCCGTTTAAGATCGATGCGGCTTTTGGAATGGCGAGCGTGGCCGTCTCGGTCGAACCTGACCAACGAGACTTTGCCAAACTGATCGGAAGCCGTGGCGCGATCTACAACGCTTTTCGTGTGATCGCGGCGGCGATCGGCCGCAAGCATCAGGTAACCTTCACCCTGGCTTCCCTGGTCGAGTCGCATTCTCAACCAGCCACCGCCCAGCCGCTGAGCATCAAGGGGGGATTCATCCCGTCGCCAACTTGGCCACGGGAAGAAATCAAAGGGACACTCGAGCCAACTGTCCGGGCGATGCTGGGGGACGACACCGTCTTGAACGACGTCGATCATCCGGCGAGTCACAAGACCATCTTCGAAGTCCTTACGACCAAAGGCACCCATGAGCCGATGGATCTGGCGGCGATCAGCATGGCCCTTAACAAGGTATATGACGCCGCCGGCCGCAAGCGGGGCAGGATCCTGGAGATTGTCGTCTCTGAGATGTTTCAGAAGAGTCACCAGCCCAGCACGTCGGACGGGAGGTTTGCCAGGATGAAGCGACCGGCATGATCCATGAGATCAAACCCTTCCCAAAGATCAAGGGGGTCGAGCCGATCCCAGGAGAGCGGAACACATTCAAAGTCTCGAGCTCTTCGCGAAAAGGAATCTGGTACCGGGTTGACCTTGCAGAAAACGGCTGGAACGGAGCATGCGATTGCGAGGAATTTAGGTTTAGATGCTCGCCGAAGTTGGCGGCCGGGCAGGTGGAAAAGAAGCGGCGCAAGTGGCGGTGCAAACATATTTACGCGGCGCTGATCTACCAGGGGGAAGAGTTCACCCAACTGATCGAGAGAGCGGCGACGGATCTAGGAAAGGACGACCATGATCAAGGAAAACACGACTGAAGGCGGCGGAGTACGGAAGCGAGTAGGCCAGAGCATGAGGGCGAGGGCGGTGGCGGCCAGGAACATTTACGCCAAGGCGAAAGCAAGGTTTCTGGAAACTCACCCGACGTGTCAGCGGTGCAAGTTCAATCTGTCAGACGAGCTTCACCATATGAGAGGACGAGCCGGGACGCTACTGATCGACGAGCGTTACTTCATGGCCTCTTGCTCCGGGTGCCATCGATGGATCCACGAGAATCCGGCCAGCGCCTTCAAGGAAGGATTGCTTGCCAACAGTGGGGATTGGAACAATCCACCGTACGACAGCCAGACCCTAAAACTCTACGACCAGATTTCCGAGCTGGCCGCCAAGATCGAGGCCAACCGGGAAAAGCGAAAGCGAGCCAGAGCATGCAAACCAAAAAATTGATTGTGATCGCCGCACTGATGGCGAGGACGGCGCACGCGGGAATCATCACCGAGGAACTGGTCGACGCACAGATCGAACGGGAGAGCGCCGGCAACCCCAGCGCGATCGGTCTTGCCGGGGAGGTCGGACTTGGCCAGATCAAGGACGTCGTGGTCTTGGACCTCGTGAGGGAATACGGTTGGAAGATCACAACGGCGGACCGCTTTTGCCCGAAGAAAAATCGGGCGATGACCAGGGGCTTCCTGGTATTGACCGAGCGGCGCTTGGCGCAGGCCCTGCGAAGGCAGCCGACGAGGCGCGAGATCGAGGGAGCTTATAGAATGGGGCTGGAAGGTTTCCTCCGGGCAGCATACCGAACAAGCACCAAAACCAGAAAGGCAGCATGAGCTACGGGAAGACACCGACCACACAAGGAGGCGATCCAAACTTCAGTGGGATCAGCCTGATGATCAACCTGAACGCGATCACGGAGAAGATACAGCTGAACGGTTTCGAGGAATCGCCGAGCTCTAAACGCATCCACATTGTCGAGCCGATCGAGATCGCCAGGATCCCAGACAGGACCAGGGATGGAAAAAGCTCGGTGATGCTGATCGCCAAACTTCCGGACGGAAAATTTGTCATGCTCGAGCAAACCCTGAAAAATATCGGGGCAGCGATCGACCTCTTCCGGGCAGCCGACAAGGACGACGAGGAAAAGCGGGGGAAGGCGAAAAACTAGCTTCACGAACGTGGCCGCCGGTTGAAACGATGCGCGAACCATCTCCCCGCGCAGCGCTGGCCATGCTCCTCGGGAGACCGGAAAACCGGGAGCAATCTATGACGATGAACACGACAGACGACAACTGGTTGACGAAAATCCTGGAAGGGGATTGCCGGAAGACTCTCAAGATGATCGAGCCGGGCACGGTCCAGACGTGCGTCACGTCCCCGCCTTACTGGGGATTGCGCCACTACGGGGACGAAGCCAACCAGATCGGCCAGGAGGAATCCTTGAAGCGCTACCTCGCGCAACTCGTGAAGGTCTTCACCCTCGTCCACAAGGCGCTTCGTCCCGACGGGACCTTGTGGCTGAACATGGGCGACACCTACGTCTCGAGCGGTGCGATCCGAGAAACGCGGGACGCCAACAAGGTGAAGGAACAGCACGGACGAATCTACCAGAGAAAACTTTTGAGGGGAGCCAAAGCCGGGGTGATCACGAAGGAAGGGCTGAAGCGAACCGCCTCCGTCGTGAAGATTCCGCCGAAGAACCTTCTCGGGATTCCCTGGCGGGTCGCCTTCGCGCTGCAGGCCTCGGGCTGGATTCTCAGGCAAGACGTGATTTGGTCGAAGCCCAACCCGATTCCGGAACCGGTCCGCGACCGGTGCACGAAGTCACACGAGTACGTCTTCCTTTTCGTCAAGCGTCGACACTATCACTTTGACGCGAGCGCGATCGCGGAGAAGCCAACCGAGGACTATCGGAAGCGGGTCGACCAGATCAATCGGCAGATCGAGAAGGAGGGTAAAATCTCAGGCTACCGATCCCTTCGATTGCTCACCGCCAACAAGCGGTCGGTCTGGACAATCAAGCCGGCGCGAAGCGATGGGGAACACAACGCGGTTTTCCCGCTCGAGCTGGCCGAGACTTGTATCCTTGCGGGATCCACGGCCGGCGGGATTGTGCTCGATCCATTTGCCGGTAGCGGGACGACGGGCGAGGCCGCGGTGAAGCTTGGACGCCGGGCCATCCTTTGCGAGATCAGCCCGACCTTTCTGAAGAAAATCAAAAAAAGAGTGAACATCACACCAGGACTTGGACTATGACAATCGAGATCACCTTAAGCGGAATTCCCACATTGACGACACAGCTGGCGAAGATTCTGAACGATCAATCCGGAGTCGAAGCGGCTTTCCTTCTCAGCCTAAGCAACTGGTCAAACCGGTACCCGCCACTAAGCGACATATTCGACGGGATCCAGGCGCTTGAGCGTTCAGCCGTTCACGTGTGCGGCCGTCTGGCACGTCAGTTGATCAAGGAAAAATCTTTCATCAGAGCGTTACAGCCGGCCGGCCGGATCCAGATCAACGGTCGGATCACCCGGCTCGAGCTCGAGGAAATCATGGACCTTTACCCAGGCCATCCGGTGATCACTCAGATGGGTGAGGCGGTGACCATCCAAGAGCTTGGACTCCTGGCCGCCAGTAATAAATGGCTCGGTCACCATATCCTTTTAGACGTCAGCGGTGGCAATGGCCTAAAACGGGACAGATGGACTTTCCCAAAGACAGAAAAGCATCTCGGGATGGCCGGCGGGCTTGCGGACCCGGCCGACGATTATAGGAACCTCCGGATTGCGCTACAGGCCGCCGCCGATGCCGGGCTAGGCGTCATTTGGGTAGACGCGGAGAACCATCTCCGGAACGTTGCGGACGAGTGGGTTACCGAAAAGGCGCTCAACTTCATCGAGGCGGTACGAAGGATTCAAAAAGCGATCGAGTTGAAAACTAAAGTTTAGGCGGAAGGCTGCCGATAGAACGGGGACGGTCGACCCAGTAAGTCGGCCAGCGAAACGAAAATGAACACGACAACGACGAAAGCGACAGCAACCAAGGTCTTGGAAACCACGATCGAAGAGCTCATGGCGGAAGCGGAAGTGATCCTTAAGAACCTCAACCAGAATCCCGACCTTCACCCGGACCGGATCAACGCCATGGATCGGATCGGCCGGCTTTCCGGAGCGGCGAAGAAACTCCAAACGGCCGCCAGGATCATCGTGGAAGCCAACCGGATCATGTCCACCATCAGCTATTGAGCCAGGGCCAGGATCAAGGAACTCTTCCCAGAGATGGCCAACGACTGAAAGGGCAAGCATATGTTCAGCGAAAAACTGACCGACAAAATCGTCCGCTTGATTTCCGAGGATCTGATCCTCGACGAGCGGTTCAAGTACGAGTTGCACCTTCCGAGCAAGGGCAACGGCAAGCACGCGGTGATTGAATGGAGCCAACAGGCCGGCGAGTGGCGGGCACTCTTTACCACGGGCGGGGGCCAGTCGATCTATCTTTCGGAATCGGCAGCCGTCGACTTCATGCAGTCTTTCAAAGAGCTCACCGGGGGCAAGGTTCTGAAGGTCGCTTGCTCGTGCGATCGGTGCACTCATGGAAACTTCCGGGATCTGGCGGAGCGGTTGAAGGACGTCTCCCATGGTGCATGCCTCGACCATCAGCAAGACATTCGGCGACTGATCCAAGATCTGAAAGAGGGGGCGGCATGAGATTCCTTGGCTACAAAATGAACGGCCGCGAACTGATGGGCCGCCTCGAGATCGAGTTTCTCGTCAGCAGAAAAGACCTAGTTTCGGCGCTAATGGCCTTTTGGGAAATCGGAGGGACCAGCCTACTCGGAGGGCAAAGGAAAACACGTGAGGCGGTGATCAGGATCTTCAGCGCAATGGTGCGGCAGTACGGGGCCAGCCTTCCGCTGATCGATCCAGCCTATAAAGACCGGCTGAAACACGCGGAGAAAATCGTCGATCAACTCTTTCCAGACCTAAAAAACAGAAGCTTATGACACCAGAGCAGGCACAAGCGGACACGCGCCGGAGGATGAACGACATCGCGCACGCGGTGGAAGAGCGTTTGCCGGACGGCTTCGGATTCATGATCATGGTCTTCCCGATGAAAGGCACCGAGGCAAAGCAGCCGCCCGGCCGGGAAGGGCAGCCGATGCTGAATTACGTCAGCAACGCCAAACGCGAGGAAGTAATCAACGTTTTGAAGGAGTGGCTGATCAAGTGCTCAGCCGCCGAAGACTGGATGAGGGACATCAGATGAGCGACATCCCACACCTTCCCAACCTTCCGATCGTCCCGCCCTGGTACGCTCTCGAGCTATGCGCGGGCAAAATACCGGGTACAAAATTGAAGCCTTGCCCCTATGGGCTGACGGTGAACAAGCTGACAATGACCGACGGGGCGATCACTCAGATCCCGACCCATTATTGCACGTTGAAGTTGCCGACGGTGGATCACAAGGGGGTGAAGGCTTTCGCCAAGGCGAACAACCTGAGCACGGAGCCGCTCTGTCCCGGCTGGCCAATGGCACCCGGGAAACCAGGGGCGGGAATTCCAAAAGAGCCGGCGACGGCGGAAGTCCAGAACCTGGACACCGGTCACCAGATTCGAGACAACGGAGACGGCACGTTTAGCGGAAGTGCTTGATCTAGTCGCTTTGAAGGTTGGCACGTGATGAGCTATAATAGAACCGTGAGCAGCATGAAGCGGCTCGCGGAAAACGAAAAAGAAAATGACTACGCTCGGAAATGTGATCGAACAAGCGACGGTGAAAGCTCAGGTTGCTGGTGTGCTCGGATATGTGGCCTTGTGGCTCACGATCTTCCACATCGCCAGCTGAACGGAAAGTCGGACAACTCAAAATCAACCCAAGAAAATTAAGACAATGAACACGAACACGAACACGGACACGATCGGGACCGCGGTGAAACACGACGACGTCAAAATGATTGGCAACCAACTTTGCCTGATGACGGCCAACCGCCAATGGATGACCCGGCCGAAGGATGAGCGCTTCGAAACTCTGGCGGACCTTAAGACGGCGGTCCTTGCTCGGAAGGATGGCAGCCGTGAGCAGAAAGTTGCGGTAGAAACCTTGCGAGCCCAACCCAGCGACGACGGCGAAGGGCTGATGATCCAGGCAGGAAGCCGGCTTTGCACGCCGACGAATTGGGCCTTCTCCCAAGTTGCCCAGCTGGTCGGAGCTCCGGGGGCCTATCTTCGGAAGCTTTCCCCTGAGCTGGCGGCGAATTGCTTGAACGAAGGACTCGCCAACGTGGATCCGGAAGACACGACTAAACTTCTGATCCGTACCGGCACCGATGGCAACTCGACCTTGCGTGCGGCGACCGGTCCGGACTACGGACGGATCTGGGATTCCAGCGTTGTTCGGATGGCGGAAGCGATCGTCGAACGGTCCGGCGGCCGGATGTTCAACCCGAAGGATTGGAGCGGGAAGCCTTCCGGGCTCTATGCCAGCGACCGCGACGTGTTCGTGTTCCTGATCGACGGCGGAAGCATGGTCGACGGTGGGGGCGAGCGCGATCAGTTGCACCGGGGAGTGATTCTCAGCAACTCGGAGGTCGGCAAGTGCACCTTCATCCGCCAAGAGTTTCTCTTCCGTCAGGTTTGCGGCAACCACATCATTTGGGGAATGTCGCAATTCTCCGAAGTGAAGATCCGCCACACCAGCGGGGCTCCGGATCGGTTTCTGAATGAAGCTTGGGATGGGGTAAGCGCTTATCTGAATTCGACGACCAATCAAACCCGTGAGGGAATTCTGAAGGCCAAGTCGATCGGGGTCCCCACCAAGATCGATGAGCTGATCGAGAGCCGATTTGCGAAAAACTTCACCGGCGCGGAGATCAAGGGAGCCGTGGCCGCCGCGGTGAAGGAGGAAGGGAAATGCGAAAATCTTTGGGAGTTGGTCCAAGGCTTGACCGCTCACGCTCGTGAGGAAAGCTGGTTGGAAACCCGGGTTGACCTGGAACGGCGAGCCGGCGGACTGCTGAAGGCCGCTCTCAAATAATGGGTTGGTGATACAAGGGCCGCCTCCGGGAAACCGGGGGCGGTCCCCTTTTGTTGAAAGGAAGAAAATGATCAGCGACAAAGAAGTTATACCAGCGGCGAAGCTCAAGAAGGATTGCAAGCTCGGTTGTGGCAAGGATCAGTGCCCTTTTCTTTTGACCTCACACCACCGGAGCGTGGCCGGCCGGTTGCTGGCAACAAAGCACACGTGCGGGAAGGTGAATCGGGAGCACTTCCAGGCGATCAGCGCCTTGATCAACTCCGGATCCGTGAAGGCCGCCGGCAAAGGTTGCGCCGGATACTTCCCCGAGACCGGCTCAGGGCATGACCTCCCAGAGTTTGGCTTTGTAGACGAGGCGGCGCACGAGTGGCCGACGATCGAGGACATGGTCGGATGGCTTCAATGCAGGACCAGCGACGAGGAACAGACGATCGAAAATCTTGAGCGCAAGAAGTCCAAGGGGTCGGCCGACCTTGCCCGCCGGATGCGCGATCGACTCGACAAGGTCCACGACGCCACCGCACTTCTGGAACAATGCCTACCACAATGAACCTTAAAAACAGACCACACCGGAAGGTCGTCGAGAGCTACTTCAGTCAATCGAAGTATTGCAAACCCGGCCATGGATCGACGGTCCTAAAGCTGGAATGCGGGCACGAGATCGCCAGGAAGGCATCGATCAGGATCCCGAAGAAGGCTCACTGCTACTGGTGCGACCGGGAGACAACCAAGATGGCGGACCCCCCGGACACGACGGCCGGCACGACAATCACCACCAGCAGCGAAAGCGCCACCACCAAGTAAAACCACCATGGACAAAGACGAACCGAAGGACGATTACATTACGAAAATTTGCAAGCCGGGGACGGCCGCGGCGTGCCGATACCTCTTGTTTGGAGGGTTCGAAGGAGGGTACCGCTTCGCTTGCGGCAAGCACGAGCCAGGGTTTCGGGCGATCGTGGCGGAGAAAACGGCGGAGGGACGCATGCGAGCGAAGGGCGACAACTGCGAAGGGTTCCCGATAAACCAAGTGATCGGAGCAGGCCTGGAACCGGACAGCACCGACCAGGACCAGGACAAAAAGCCGGGCGATCCACCCGCAACTACCTAACCCAGCGACGGCACGGAACGAGCTATTACCCCAGCATGACGACGACAGGATTGCTCGGAGAAGAGTGGCTGGCCTTCCACCGGATGGAAGTGACGCACGACGGCCGCCAATACCGGATCGAGGCGAAGGTCGAGCTGATCAAGTATCCGTGCGCCAGGACCGAAATGCACGCGCACGCGGTTTGCATCGGCGGGGAGAAGGCGACAGCGGACGATTTGAAGTATTGCTACCGAGACTTGATTCGAACCTACGACGAGGAATTCTGGCCGGCGATTTTCCGGCTGTGCATCAAGAAAGCGAAGCGATGAACCTGACTAAGAAGCAGAAGCAGCTACTCGAATTCATGTCCACCAGACCGAACGACGGGCTCGTCCACTTCGGGCGCGGCCGGTGGACAACGGCGGCCACGCTACAACGGTTCGGGAAATTCCAATGCCAATGGTGGGGCACTCGCACCGTGTGGAGCCTCATACTGAGCGGTCACCTTAGAGCGGCGCTCAGCAACGCAAACCTCCACCGCAAGGTCCTAACACTCAACCCGAACAAGACACCATGCAATCACACGAATTCGTAGCGGAGGTAATGCGGACGGAGTTGACGGACTTCCACCGCGGCATAGCGGACGAGATCCCGGTGAGCAACCGTAACGCGATCGAGATTTGGATCAGGCTGCGCCGGGCGATCTGGGAGGACGGGCAGTCCTACGAGTTCACCAACGAGATCGAGGCGGGCGGACGGGAAGCCGGCAATAAAGTCGGACGAGCAATTTTTCAAAGCAACGTGGATAAAGTAGAGCCGGCCAACGAGATCATTTGCCGATTCTCGAACCTTCAAACCTACAAGGATACATGATACCCGACGATTGGCGCGACGTGAGGCACCTGGAATGGACCAAACCTAAGGAGGTCCAGACCAAACGCGGTCCCAGGATGATGATGAGGGCGGAGCCGGACGAAAAATTCTGGACGATTTGGCGCACGGAAAAGGAAGAGATGCGCGCGGCCGGCTTCGGAGTGAACCGGGACAAGCAGGACAACTGGGAGGTCACATATTGGTTCAGCATTGACCCGGCGGAAATCGAGCGGCGCAAGGAAGCCATCCAGGCCAGCCGGAAGGCGGACTCCACGATCGAGATCCCCAGCAACCCCGGGTTGGAATACCGCGGATACCAGCGAGGGGGAATCGCCTACGCGCTGCAGTCGTTCAAAGCCGGCAAGGGGTGCCTGATAGCGGACGAGATGGGGCTGGGGAAAACCATCCAGGCGATCGGACTCATCAACCTTCGCACCGACATCAAGCGCGTCCTTGTGTGCTGCCCGAATTCCCTCAAGTGGAATTGGCACCGGGAGTTCAGCCGTTGGCTCACCCGACCGCTCAAGATCAACGTCATGCAGGCCGGAGGGGTTTGGGCGGCCGAATACGCGGACATCACCATCATCAACTACGACATTTGCGCCAGATACGAAAAGCACCTCAAAGCGATCGACTGGGACTTGCGGATCACGGACGAGGCGCACTGGCTCAAGAACCCGGACGCCGCCCGCACGAAAGCGGTCCTAGCGGTGAAGGCGCGGCACAAGCTGGCACTCACGGGCACCCCGTTAGAGAACCGCCCCCGGGAATTGTGGACCACGATCCACGACTTGGACCCGGAGACGTGGGGGGAGAAGGACGAGTTCAAATTCAAGCGCCGGTATTGCGCCGGAGCAAAGGACCAGCACGGCCGTTGGGACTTCGACGGAGCCTCGAACCTAGACGAGTTACAGGAACGGTTGCGACAAACGATCATGGTTCGCCGGCTCAAGAAGGACGTGGAGACGGAGATGCCGCCGAAGGTTTACGACGTGATCACGCTGCCCAGCGAGGGGATCCAACACCTGATCGAAGCGGAGCAGGCGGCCACGGTTGGCCACCGGGCAAAGCGCCGGGAGTTGGAGGCGGCCGCGGAAATCGCCAAGGCAGACTCGGAGGAAGCTTACCGCGCTGCAGTAGACGAGTTGAACGCGCACGACGAATCATTGGATATCGGGGAGATGGCCAGAATCCGAAAGGAACTGGCGATCGCGAAGGTGCCTCACACGATCGAATACGTGAACCAGCTCCTGGACAGCGACCCGAACGTCAAAGTCCTGGTGTTCGGCCACCACCTGGAACCGATCAGCGCCATGAAGGCGGAGTGGCCAACGGCGGCCGTGATAACCGGAGAAACCCCGGTTCAGAAGCGCCAGGGCGAGGTAGACGCATTCCAGAACAGCCCGATGTGCCGGGTATTCATCGGCAACGACGCGGCGAAGGAAGGCCTCACCCTCACCGCCGGCACGTGGGTTGTGTTCCACGAGGGCGACTGGCGACCGGGGAACATGCAGCAGAAGGCGGATCGAGCTCACCGGATCGGGCAGAAGTCGACCGTGTTCGTGATCAACATCGTTTACGACGGGACGCTGGACGCCACCATGATCAAGCGCACGGTCGCCAAGCAGAAGGTGATCGACAGCGTTTTGGACAAGATGACGGAGCGGGACGCCACCTCCTACGCCAACCAGAAGGTAAGCTCGGAGCGAACCAAGGGAGCTATCGACATCCAGGCGGAGACTATCGGGAGCGAGGCGGCCGGCATGAGCCGGGAAGAGATCGACCGCTACCACCAGGGATTGAAGATCATCGCCTCGATGTGCGACGGCGCACGCGCGGAGGACGGCCACGGCTTCAACGGGCTGGATACCACAATCGGGAAGAGCCTGGCCGCACGCGGATACCTCACCGCCAAGCAGGGAGTGATCGCGAAGAAACTCTGCAACAAGTACCGCCGGCAATTGGGCTGGGAAAAGGAGGGAGCATGAACGCAGTCAGTTGGCTGGCAATAGCGACCGGGATCATGATGTTCGTTTTTGCCGGCACCATGTTCAGCAACTTGATGGACTTCGCGAAAGGCAAGATCGGAGAGCCATCAGCCGAGTTGAAGAGCAACCCAACTCGCGCCGCATTGGCCGGGTGGATCGTGTTAGCATTGCTCGCCTTGGCCGGGTGGCTCTTGATCGGATACGGACTAAACCTTATACCAAGATGAAACCAATCAACCAGTGGCCAGAGTTCGCCCGCGTGACGAACTCCGAGGTCCAGATTTACAGCACGAAACGCGGGGACGACTTCGGAAAGTTCCAGTTCACCTCGCCGGAGCACCCGCGGCGCGGTCTGATGTGCATAGTCGCCGGCACATCCCTCGCCCAAGAGCACTACGGCTGGGAGCACGTGTCCGTCAGCGCGTGGATCGAGACACCGGACTACCAGCAGGCGCTGGCTTGGTCGAAGGCAAAC